ACACCGGGGTCTGTAACTCCAGCAAATGCCTGACTTACGTCAGGAACAGCAAGACCACGCTCTGCTGCTCCAGCGGCTAAAGCTTGTCCCGCAAGTGCTCCAGAAACACCGCTTACAGAAGGAGCAGTAATTCCTCCGAATCTTCCAGAAACGTCAGGGACTAACATGCTTCTTTCAGCAGAACCAGCACCCATAAGTTGTCCTGCTAGTCCTCCTGCTGCAGACCTTACTCCGGGAGCCTGTACACCAGCAAAGGCCTGAGTTACGTCAGGGGCACCTCCAGCTAATCCAGCGCCTCCAAGGCCCAACGCCTGTTGACCCAGAGCACCTACACCAGCACTAGGTTGCTGACCCATGAGTCCACCTACTGCTCCTGCAAACTGTCCACGAAGGAGGTTTATGTCTGCAGGTTGTTGTCCAGCAGCGCCCATGAATTGACCACCAAGGCCAAAGGCTTGCTGTGCAGCAGCTTGAGTAGGAGCCATGCCAAACGTAGGCTGACCCATGAGTTGTTGCCCTGCACCAAGAGCACCAAGACCAGCCTGAGTTAGCTGTCCTTGGCCTATTGTAGGCTGTCCAAACATTTGTCCTGCTTGTCCTGCCAACTGTTGTTGAATCGCTTGTTCCTGAGGTGACAAACCTAATGTAGAACCCTCAGGTCCAGCCCTAAACTGTCCGCCAGTAGCAGTAGTTACAGTGTAAGGTCTAAAGGCCGCTTGACCCATTTGAGTCTCAGCAAGTTCTTGGCCTAGTTGTAAACCTCTGCCACCAATGTCACCAAGGTCTTGATAAGCGTCATAAAGAAGACCAGCACCCGCTGCTCCGGCTAAGCCGGTTCCTCCGCTGCCTTGAAAAAATTCTCCTACGTCTCTAAAAATATCGCCTAGACTCATTAGTACGTACCTCCGTCAATTGTTCCTGTAGACAGCGTACCCGTAAAAGTCAATGCAGGAATTGTCACTGTGCCTGTAAACGTAGGGGAAGCAATGTCCGCCTTTGTAGCGATAGCTGTAGATATGGCGTCAAACTCTGTTTCAAACTCAGCGCCCTTAATGATTTTACCGCTGTCTCCAGAAGGTAGACTGTCTTTAGCGGCAAAGTCAGTGGTCTTTGTATAGTTACTCATAGTACTTTACCCATTAGTGCTAATACGTTAATCTCTTGGAGAGACAAACCTGAACCGTCTATGTCTGCTTCCAACCCAATTGTTATAACTCCACCGCCTCCGGTAGTGTTTATGCCACGGCGTGACGTAAGATCACCACCTGTAAATTCTGCTGTACTGTTGTACTCACTTTCATTAAAGTAGCCTGTTACCTGACTACCTACAGTAAACTCTGCTGTCTGAAAGAACGTACCAAAGTCGTAAGCCCACTTAAGAAACATAATAGCACTGTTAGCACCAACAATAGTAGGGCGTAGCTTCTTAAGTATCTTTAGTCTTGATGGGTCACCAAAGGTTAGGCCGGGGCTATAGTACTTAAAGCGATATTTACTACCGTTGTCTCTGTAGCCGCTGTACTCACCTATACCTTCACCGTTACCAATCAACAGTGTGCCGTCATCCCTTCTGCCATAAGCGGTAAAGCCTGTGCCGGGCCAGCGTGTTACACGGTATGCGCCGTTTTCTAGTGTTCCTCGAACGTCGAAGCAGAAGGTTGTGTCCTGTGCAGTAAAAGTTAATAGGTAGAAGCCTTCTTCTGGACTGTACACAGAGCGGTAAAACTCAGTTTCATTCTGCAGCAAGCCAATAATGTCTTTAGAAATAGTGCTTGACAAACTTGTAATAGGCATTGACTTTTCTTGTATAGTCCTACCAAAGCTTTTGAGTCCAGTGTGTGACAAGAACAATACGTCTGTACCAGTATGCTGAACAGTGTCACGATTAACGCAACCTACGCCTGCTACGGTATCTGTAAGTGACATTGTTGCTGGAGCTTCAGCGCCTTGGTACACAACAATGCTGTGCTTACCAAAGATAATAAGCAGACCGTTATGTGCAGCCAGCGCAACAATCTCGTCATACCCGTCGGGCCACACCTTAGACAAGTTAATAGAGCCGCTAGTGCCACCAGACCAATCATGGCCTATCAAAAGATCACTCCAGTACACAGTAGACTTGTCGTTGTTTACGTCTGCTGTCCAGAGGCGTCCATAAGCCGCTAACACCTCGTTACCGTACATAGCACTAGTAACACCTGCTGCGCCAGAAACACTGCTCAGGGTCACTACAGAGCCTCCTACAGCGTCATAGACCAACGGTTCGTTACTGCGCTGAAAGAAGTAGATCTTGTCGTTGAAGTTGACCATCTTCCAGTTGTCTTGAGTAATCGTAACTGATACAGGTGTTTCATCAACAAGTGTTGTAGTACCGCTAAGTATCTTGTTGTTACCTACAGAGAATACCTTGGTGTTACCAGCGTTGTCTTCAAACTCTTTAATTGCTCTGATCTTTGCAGAGCCTAGTTCAGTCTTGTCTGTTGTGATAACATTGTAACCCTTACGTGACGCAATACGACCACGTTTGTCAATCACTGCGTTGTCAGCAATGTCAGCAAACGAAGGGTCTTGTGCCAACGGGGAATCTTCTGTATTGATTCCTTTGAAGGCTGGTGCAACAAGATTAATACTTTGTAATTGTTGAGCCATAGCTACCTCACGGCGTGTAGAAGACTACTTCTTCTGGATGCTTTTGAGCGTCTAAAGCAATAGCGTCAGACAAGTACTTATCAGCAATAGCGAAGTATTCAGGAGCAGAAGTGCCTCCAGTTTCTCCACGTTCACGGGCCAACAAAGCAATAGCCAAATGAATAATAGGCATACTAGGTACTAGTGTTTCATCACTGTCAGCAGACAAGTCAGCATCACGCTTAACACAGTTAAAACGAATGGTGTACGTTTTTTCAGGAGTAGGGTAAACGTCGATCTGCGTATCACCGTTGCTGTCAACGCCGTTGTACGTGTAGTACGTTGGCGCACCCTTGCGTGGCTCTGAGATTAAATAAGCCTCATCAAAGAACGTAGCTGTTTTGTACTCCATAAACAAGTTAGCTGTATCGTTGATAACATTAAGTGCTTTGATTCTGTTTTGACTGCCTGTAAGTACGTAATTGAAGATGTCGTCAGTAGTAGTAATCGTTAGGGTAGTCCGAAGTGCTGACCAATCCCATGCGTCCTCTACCGTCCGTTTTGCGTCGTTAACAAAGTCACCTACCATCTTTGCATAGGTACTGCCTTGTACAGAAGAAACTTCTTCTTCTCGCATCCTTCGCAGGACGTTGTTTACTATATTCAAATAGGTCATGATAGCATTCCTAAGTTTCTTGTCTCAAGTCCTGCAAGAGCTTGTTCGTAATCTTTTAACGCAGGTTGTGCACCATAAGCTGAAGTAATCATCTGCTGTAGTTGAACCGGGTTGTAGCCAATGTTAGTACTATATGGATTAAACATACCTCCCCCACCTCCAGCTAACTGTGGCATGTCCAAATTAATATCAGGCAAGTCAATACTTGGTAAGTCAATACTTGGAATGTTTATGTCAGGCACGTTTACGTTAAACACAGGGCTTACAAATTCTGGTGTTGTCCCTGTGGGCAATGCTTCTCTGATAGGTTGTATAACGTACTCATCAGCAGCAGATCCTACAGTTCTAACTACGTCTTCTGCTTCAGCCAGAACGTCACCAATAGCTTGTGCAGGAGGCTCTACTATAGGAGCAATAGCTTGTCCACCAGCCCTTACTACGTCTTCGGTTTCTCTTCCTACAAACCTAGCTGTGTCTTCAATTTCTTTTATAAACTGTGGAGTGTCACCAAACAAATCTAAGTCTACATCAAAGCTTCCTTCCGGAAGGTCTATTCCGGGGTCAAGAAAAGCAAAACTACCGCCTTCTTGTGAATAGTCAATAATAGACTTTAAAACGTCCGTAGCTTCTAACTGACCTTCAAACACTGCGTTAACAGCAGTGTCAACAAAAGGATCTAAAGATTCAACAGGAATTGTAGTAGTCCCCTCGTCAAAAACATTTCGAACGTCTACTTCATCTCCAAATGTGTCATTAAGGACGTTTTTAATCTGTGCTGACGTGTACCCTTGTACCGCTCCTAAAGCAACGTCTTCAATGTCGTCTCCAGACACAATACCGTTAACAGCACCTTCGACAATACTTGTAGTTTCAGTCACCGAAAGACCTGTTGTTTCAGCAATGCTTTCTATTGCATTGGCTGCTGCTGTGTCTGCCAGTTCTCCTGCTTTAATTGCGTCAGCAACTCCTCCGATACCGCCTGTGATTCCTGCTACTGCTAACTGTTGAGCGTCCACAGAACCTGTAGCTATGCCTTGAGAAATTGCGCTTCCAATGGCTTTGTTTACGGCCCCTTGTACGAAAGAACCAGCAGTAGTAGTTGCTGCTGTAGTTCCTGCTGCAGTTCCTGCTGCTGTTGTAGTTCCTGCGCCTGTTAAAGCGTTTCCTAATGCAGGCCCAGCGTAAGCTCCTACTGCTACGCCCATGGCCATTTTAGCATAGTCACCCATGCTTACTTTGTCTTCGTCTTGGGTTTTTACATAAGCAGAACCGTTCCAACGAAATTTGTCTCCTGTTTCGCTGTATACAGTATCACTTACGCCGTACTTTTCTAACAACGCTTGGTTAGCTTCAGAGTTTACCCAGTTTTCATAAGCGCCGCTTTGAGCACCTGTTTGTTGCTTTCGTAGGTTCTGTAGATTTTGACCGGGATCGCTAGGGTCAATAGTAAGATCAGCGTCTCCTTCAAAGATCATTTGTTGGTCTTCATTAAACCCAGCGTCAGCCTCTGCCCAGTTACCCACGTCGTAGTCGCCAGACTGAATTAACTGCTCACGTTCAGTCATGTAGGCAAGGTAGTTGTCAAAGTCACCAAAAGACTCACGAAGCCTGTTAGACTTCTTTGCATTAAAGTACTCTTCTAGGTCTTCTACAGTTGCTTTGTCGTTTCTACCTCGTTGTTCAAAAAGGTAGTTAGGGTTGCCTTTGCCTTCTTCTGCGCCTTTAAAAAACGTAAAGGTCATTTCTGGTTCAGGTTCTGGTGCAGGCTCTTCAGCAAGCGGAATACCTTGGGTAAGAGGGTCATTTGGATCAAACCCCTGCCATATCGTAGCGTTTCCTGCGTCATCATCTTCAGGGCGTGGGAGGTTAATAATTTCAGGAACCGGAATTCCAGTTGGTTTTGGAGGTGTAATTGCAGAAGTTAAAATAGGCGCTTGCTTTACAGGAGCCTGCTTTACAGGAGCCTGCTTAATTGGCGCTTGTTTTACAGGGGCACGTTTGATAGGCGCTTGTTTTACAGGGGCCTGCTTAATTGGCGCCTGTTTTACAGGGGCACGTTTGATAGGCGCCTGTTTTACAGGGGCACGTTTAGTTGGTGTTTTGGGTGGGATAGGGGCAACCACAGGATTTTGCACTAAGTCGCTAGGCGGTAGTACCATGCTTCGGCCAGTCATCATGCCTTTTTTAGGTCTTAACATAATTATTTCTTCCAGTTAGCCAAGCCACGTAGGCCAAACGATGCTGCAACAGCAGCGCCTAGAAAACCTTTGTACCACTCAGGCATAGCGTCCAGAGCAGCAAACCCGTTCATCACTACAGGCACCATGCTAGGAAAGAACGCAAGAATACATGGGATGGAAAACAAAATAGTAAACCATTCGTCTTTCCATGAACTACTTGCGTTGTTAGCATGTATGTTTTCCCAGTTAGCGTCCTGCTGAATAGCTACCATCTTACGCTCATGGACAGCCTTCTTCTCTTCTGCTTTACGCTGAAGGTGTCCACCGACAAGGTTAACAATAGGTCCAATCAATGCTTGTATCATCGTATGTACTCAGCAAAAACAATGGCACCAAGAATAAAAGGATACAGAGCAAAGACAGCCTGACGATTAACAGATATGTCCTTAGCTGCTGCATCAAGCTGACGTTGAATCATCTCGTAACGCACTAGACACTCTTTTTCATGGCCTTCTAAACGTGTTAATAAGTCCTCTGTTTTTGTCATTTAAAACCGCCTATGATAAATACTGTTAAAATTATTATAACGCTTAGGCCAGATAAAATACCTAATGTTGTTAGTATCTGTTCCTTCATTTCATGCTGTCGGTAAACAGCGTCTTGCCTTTGTTTTATTACTTGTTTCTTAATGTCTCGTAGCTCTTGCAAACCTTGGTTACCATAAGCCATGCCTATGATACTGTGTAGTTCTTTGCGTTGAGCTTCTATCTTCTTCTTTCTTGAAAAGGCTTCTATTGCCTCAGCTTCAGCAGACTTAGCAAACACCAACTTCTTAAAAGGATTAGGGTTTCTCTTCCTAGACTCATCAAACAGTACGTCACTAGCTGCACCGTACCATTTAGCTACTTGTCCTAGTGTGTCTTCAGCAGATCGTCCAGCTTCAACCATAGCCTTAGTCATCGCAAAAGCTTTGGATGCTGTAGCTATGGCTGTTACTGGATCAATCATAGGTTTTTACCAAGGCATACCATCAGCAGACACAGGATTCTTCTGTGCTTCGATGTTAGCCGTCAGTGCCGCTTCAGTAGCACTCTGGTCTACCTCTGCGTGTACCCAGCCCATAACAACTTCTTCTGTCAGGCTGTCATAAGCAACAAAGCTAGAGTCAGATGCGTCAGGTGTAAACCCACACGTACCGTATGATGATGCAGTGTAAGTCACAGCGTCGTCACCAGAGCCTACAGTTTCAGATTCAGTAACACGCCAGTGTGCAACGGTTACACCGCCGTCTGACAAGTTACGCTCAAGATTTGCGATAGTCCATGTAGCCATTAGGCTTCTCCTTCAAGTTGTGCAACTCTGGCACGTAGTGATTGAATTTCTTTTAGCATCATAGGCACTAGCTTTGAGTAGTCTACGCCCATCATGTCTTCTTCGGTTGCGCCTTCAGACACAGCCTCTGGTGCAACGCTTTGTAGCTCCTGAGCAACCATGCCGTACTTCTGGTGTGACCCGTCAGCTTTCCAGTCAAACGAACGTACTTGGATAGCATCAATGTCGTCAGAAGCAGAAGGTGCGTCTACGATGTTGTCCTTGAGGCGTTGGTCTGAAGAGGTGTTGTAGGTAGTAGCAGAAGATGTTGTTGTTATGCTTCCTACTGCTGAAGTTCCATTTCTAAACTGTGCATGAGTATGTGAACCACTTCCCCAACTTTTCCAGTTTGGATTAGAGCCAGTGCCTGAAAAAGCATTACCGTATGTTCTGCTAGTAGCATCAGAAATGCTTGTAAGACCAATCAGCAAGTTGCCAGAGCTATCAAGTATGACTCTTTTTTGGCCGTTGCTTGTCTGCAAGTTTAGACCGTTAGTGTCTTTAGCTTTGATGTCTTCTAGTTCAACGCCTTGACTTTTAGCAGTGCCTGACAGGTAAAGGTCTTTGAATCTTCCTTGTGCGTATCCAAGATCAACTTCAGTATCTCGTGGCGCGCCAGCAGTTGTGCATGGGTGAACTGTTGCGCCTGAAAACCTTAAACCTGAATCACCACTAACTGGTGAAGCAATGTAGAGACTGCCATTGACCGTACCAATACTACCGACTGTGGTGGTGTCTTTTCTGAACTGTATTAAATCGCCGTCACTTGTCTTTCTAACAAATGTTGCGGCTCTTGAGCCATCTGCGACAAAAGAACCAACACCTTCTGGAAACAAAGTAATTCCAACAGTGCCGTTGTCTGCAACAGTTTTTCCTACAATTGCTCGACCGCTAGAGTCGAT